GATTTTGTTATTTTTTTAATTTTTATTTTTGAATGAGTTTCTTTAAAAGATTTTTTAATAAAAAGTTCTATTTTTGATGTTAATTCATCTTGTTTAACTGTTTTTGTTTTTTTCTTTTCAATAAGTTCAACATTTAATTCTAATAATAATGGTGATTCTGGAATATCTGAATAATTATATAAACTTGTTTCTAAAAGCATTACGTAATAATCAGAAATACTTTTAAGATAAATTTCGTCATGTGGAAGAACACTTGCGGGTTTATAAACACGATTTTCATCAATTCTACCGTATCCGTTACAAGTTAAACAATTTTCTCGAAATTCTTTTTTATTTTTACAAGTTTTACACAGTACCATTTTGCGACATCCAACCATTCTTAAACCATTATCTTCGTATATAGCTAAATCAACCACGTCACTCCAAGTGTTATATTCTGGTCTTTCAGCAAATTTTTCAATTAAATTTTCAATAAAAAGAGTTCTTATTTTTTTTGCGGTAATGTTAGTTAACCAAACTTTTGGCCATACAAGATGGAATCCACATTTAATAAAAGAATTATCATTAATATTAACATTTTTAGAATCTGAACTACAAATAATAACTTTTTGATTTCCAAAATATTCTAAAACAACTTTTTGAATAACTTCAACAATAACTTCAACTTGAGATACACTTATAATACCAGTATCTTCTGGTTCATAAAAATCAAGATCACATACAAATTTAAAAACATTAGTCCGATTTTCACAGATATAATGTTTTTCATTGTTTTGTAAATCAGTTGAAAGTAATCTTAAAAATTCAGGATATTCACCTTTAGGTATCTTCCACATACCTCCATCTAAAAGATAATGGGTGATATCTATTTTTTTTTCCTTTGGGTCTGTTGTTTTTATATAAAATTTATTTGATATAACCCATTTTTTTAATGGACTCAGTTGATTAAATTTGTTCATTCTTTTACAGTATATATACTTATATACTTATATAACTTTTATTTTTTAAAATAAATTAAACAAACTTAATCACAGCGCTTATACGTGTTATATGAACACTCTTGTTTCCCGGAACACTAAGTTCCTTTCGTTTAATACTTTTCACTTCCATAAATTTCTTTTCAGATTCTCTATTTTTTAAAGTATTATTCATATCATTTTCTATTTCAATAATATTATCAATTGCATATTTTATGATACTATCTTGTATTGCAAATTTAAAAAAGTTAAGTTGTCCTATTGTAGTGATTATATATTGCTTATGTCCAATATGAAGATTTGGTTTAAAATTTATTATACTTTCGTTTTGATAATCAAATATAACACGTTCTCTTCTGCAAAATGGATCACAGAATTTTTTAGAATACGCTTTTAGTTGTGATTTATATGCCTTAAATGGAAAATAACTGATAGTTTCATTATTTTTTGTAATAGTATAATTAATATTATTTTTTTTACAATAATTTGTAACAAACCAATCAAGTGATCTTAGACTAAGTCTAGTACCTTGTAAAATTATTGGTAATAGTATATCTAAATTTTGTTTGTCTTTATAAAATTCTATTAATTTAACTCTAAGTAATTCATCTTTAGATATTAAATTCATTTAACTTTAACTTTTAACTTTTATTTTTTAACTTTTTAAGTTAAATTCAACTTTTTATTACGTATGTTGTTATAATATAAAAAATAATACCAGAAAGTAATGAATTTATTAATAGCGCTAACATACTTGGGTCCATTGATCCCATAAATGGAAGTTTTCCAAACTGACTCCATACAATCTTACTATTTAATATAATAAATATAAGAGCAACTATAACTGACATTTTTAATGATTTAAAATCAATAAATCCTTTTTTCTTACTTTGTTGTTGTTGTTGTTGGTGCATTTGTTGCTGCTGATGCATCATCTGCTGCTGTAGCATTTGCTGCTGACGAGGATCCATTTGTTGTTGGCGGCGCTGAGCTTGTTCTGGATCCATCATCATTTCAGGTTCTTGTTGTGGATCCATTTGTGGATTAGATCTCTGAATTTTAGTACCCCCTTCTTCCATGCTTTATAATATCAACTTTTAATTTTTTTTGTTGATTTAAACGGATGAAAATGTAAATGGTATAGGGTCAATGTCTAATGATTTAAACATACCATATTTACAATTAATTAAGAAAAATATAAAAAACCCAATAAATAAAACTAGTAGTAAAATATTAAGATAAAAAGAATTAAATTTTTTAGAAGAAACTGGTGTGAATGAATCTTTTATTTTTTCAATTTTAAAATGAGCATTATTTACTAACCTAGGAAGCTTTTCCATTTACAATTACATCTTTTTTATTTTATTAAATTAACCGTCTAAATTTTAACCGTTTACTTTACAAAATTAAATTACAAATTTACTTTACAAATTTACTTTATTAATATAAAATCATTATTGTTTTCTTTTTTATTGATAAGACTTTCAAGTTTTTCTAAAATATTATTTTTGAATGTTTGAGTTCCATTCCAATGATATTCTGGTGCATTTAACCCAGGATTACCATTTATTTCTAATAAAATTAATTTAAAATTATCATCCGGCATTATATCTATTGCTATATATTGATAACATCCAAGATCTTTACAGTTTTCGTTTTTTGCACAATATGTATCACATTTTAAGAAATTATCTTTGGAATTTTCAAAAATTACAATTAACATGTTTTTTAATTGTGGAAATACAACTTTATTGTAAAATTCTGAACCAAATAAAGATCCAACTGTTTCTATTAACGGAAATGATAAATCTTTATAGGCTTGTTTTCCATCTTTTTTCAAAACTTTGTTGTAGTATATACTTCCTAAATGAAGATTTGTTAAATTTGAATATTCATATTTAAGATCATTAAATCTATACTCTGCCACAGCGCAAAATATTAAATTATGATTATATAAATATATATGTGTTTCATTATTTATTCTTGTTACAAGTACATATATTCGAATATGTAATTTTCTTCCAATTGTATCATTATATACAGCACCGCTTTTAGGGTTTCCTTTTAATTTTAATAAAAATGGATTATCAATATATTGTGAAATAACCCAGTCAGAATAATGTGGATTCGAATTAACAAAATTAACCATTTCCGATGGATCATCAGATATAATTATATCCTTTCCTTGTAAACCTACAGCTGGTTTTAATATCCATGTTTTTACCAATGGTGTAAAAGTCATTGCATGGTTAATAATATTACGATAATCTGATTCAATTACATTAAAAGGGGCCGTTAGGGGTAAAAAATCAAATGCTCTTGGGTCATTACTTAATATGTCATACATTATTTTTTTATTTCCGAGGTAATGGTTTAATGTAAGAATTTTACTAAATATTATTCCATTACCGTATTTAACGTGTTTTTTATTTACTACAAATTTATCCATAATTTTTAATCAAACTTAACTATTATGAATATTTTTTTTATTTTTAGATTGTTAACTTTTTACCAAAGCTGTACATTTTTCTCAGAGTTCTTCCCATACATCTACGGTAGTTTGGTTTTCCTTTGCATTTTTTTGCAGCTAATTTAAAATTTGAACGCACCTTTGAAACTTTCTTTTTACCAAAAGCAGATTTAGAAGCTATCATTGTAGCACACTGTGTTACAATATCATCAATTTCATCATCTTGGATTTCTTCATTATTTTCATCCATTAATTTATAAAGTGTTGATTTACCAGTTCTTTTTTTTTCTTCAATTGTAAAATTCATCCCGACACCACGGCATATTTCTACAATTTTTTCTTTTTTGTCTTTTCCTTGAAGAGAATTAATCTGTGATGTAATTGATTCAACTGTAACATTTGACGCAGGACCTTTTCCTGTTATTTTACTTCTCAATTGTTGCTGTGCAGCCGTTTGTGCTTTATAATCTTTTGATATACTTCTAAGTTTAAGTATTTTTGCAACTCGGAAAGCTTCTTTTTCAGCACAAGTATTTATAATATCATTAATTTCGTCAGATGCAACTTCTTCTCCTTGATTATCGAATATTGTATAAATTGTTGGTTTACCTGTTCTGCGTTTTTCTACAAGTTTTACATTTTTTAATCCAGCGTATTTACAAAGTGCGACTATTTTCTGAGCTTTTCTACCTGGATCAGTTACTTTTTTCAAAAATGCTACAAGTTCATCCTTAGTAACTTTAGTAAGAGCAGCTTTGGCTTCTTTGGTAGTTAAACCTGTAAGTGCTTCTGTAACAAATGTAAGTTCTTCTTCTGAAAGAGTTGCACCAGCTCCGCTTCCAGACGCACCTGCTTCTACACCTGCAACCGCTTCCGCTTGACGTACTTGTTCAGGTGTAAGATTACCACGCTGTATACATTTTACTATATCAGCATGATCCATATTTTTAATCATCCAATCAACAATGAGTTCTTTAGATCCCAGGTTTTCAAAATAACTCCTTTCTATTTTAGCTTTTGGAAGATCTTTACCGGAAGAACTTGATGCACCAGTTTGTAATTGAGTAACTCTTTGGAGAATTTCCTCAGGTGAAGAAGCAACCTCAGGTCCACTTAAAACTTCAGGAGAAGTCGAAGCTGAAACCCTTGGTGCCTTTTTTGAAGTACCTGGAGTTACTGCTTTTGAGGCAACTGCTTTTGGGGCAACTGCCTTGGTAGTTTTTCTACGATTGGGTGAATTTCCGCAATTTCCACCCTGTGTAATTACGCAATTTTCCATTTCAACTCCATCTGGGTAAAGTAATTCCGGTGGTGTGATCGTAGTTCCATTAATTATAGTTGCATCGTTTCCAGTTGAACTAATATTTAATTTAAAATAATATTTTTTAAATCTTCCAGTTGGGAGATCAAAGTATTGTTCTCCACTACTATTAAGTAAATAAACTGAATACCAATCGCTATCTGGATATGAAAATATACATTCACTTGCACCAACTTGATCTTTAAATTGGCTCAAAAAATCATCATTTAATAGTGCACGAGCTAGTAAATTAGTAATCTTTGCAGGAGTACCTGCTTCTGCAAATCTAGCAAATTTATCAAACTTAATTTTATTTCGATCACCACATTTAGGAGGCATTTTTAATCTTACCGAGTATTTTTTTTTAACCTTTATTCATTTATATTTTTTTTAAAAATCTCTTTAACTATTTTTTTTAGTTCTGGTAAGGTATAAAGCTCCCATGTTTCTTGATCAACTCCTACGTTGAATGCTTGCAGTTTATCAATAATTACTTGTTTTTCATCTAAAGATTCTTTAGAATAGAATTTTTTTATTTTTGTATCTAAACTTGGTGTTACAGTAGAAACATGGCGTTTTTCTACATCAAAAAAGTATTGTTTAAAATCTTCTAATTTTAATTTCATTAATAATGGTATAAGTTCTTTATTAAGTGTCATATTTTTTATTTTGTCAGGAATGTCTGTAAACGAATAATCAATAGCTTCGCAATTAATATTTTCAGAAATTATTAATGAATTCGGAAGTGTAATTATTTCACCAGTTTTTTTATTTTGAAATCTAAAAAGACCGGATAGTTTAGCAGTATTGTTAAATATATCTTGAAGTGTTAAAACACCTTCAGGTAAATCAGGTACAAAAATAGATCTTACTCCTAATCGTATAAATTTATCACCATTACTGTAATTTTCATATTCAAGATTATATAAATTTTCTTTAATATCTGGTAAATATTTTTCTTCTAAACGAAGAATATTTCCAAATTTATTTATATCACAATCTACAGCTACTTGTTTAATTACAGTTTCAAATTGACGATTTATATATAATTTTTCAAGAGCACGTGAATACATATACTGTTCTACTGATCGAGCATCAAGTTGTTTCCATGTACCAAATGAAGCAGTTAATACAGGGTCCGCTATTTTAGCATAGCTTACCATGTTAATAAATGGAATTATACTATCTTTTACATTATAAATAGATATATTTCCTTCTTTATCAACTTTCGTACCACTTTCATAAAACATCCAATTTTTAGAATCTTTATCAAAAACATTAGTTCTTTGAAATGTTGTTTTAACTTCAGCTAATATAATTTCTCCACTGGGAAGACGTTTGTTGTATTTTACTTTGTAAAGTGTTTCACCTGATCCAAGTGTAGATAAATGAATAAATACATCTACTACTCGTTCTCCGGATGATAAATCACGATGGCTACACAATCGAATTCCTCTTGCAATAATTTGCTGCATTCTAGAATCATTCCACCAAGGATCTAATATATGAATTTGACGAACATTTTTAAAATCAACTCCTTCCATGATACTTTGAGTTCCTAAAATTATTTTTAAAAGCGATCCATCTTTATTTTTTTTACTATTAAATACACTTTTAGCTCTTTCGATATCAGAATCTTTTGTTGAACCTTTCCAAATAAAATAACTACCATTTTTACCTTTTAGAGGATATTCACTAAATCCAACAAAATCTAAAACAATTGCCATTGGATCAACACCATAATACACATAATTAGAATATACAAAAGCAGTACCAACAGATTGAAGTAATAATTCCGCTACTTTTGCAAATTTAGATGAATAATTACTAACTGTTCTTATAATGTTTTTATAAATATCAATGTCTTCTAAACTAGTATCAAGTATACTTACTTCTTTTAAAATCTTTTTAAATTCAGCTACTTTTATCTGTGATATTCGTTCTCTTGTTAATTTTTTTTGTTGTTCTGTTAATTTAATTTCTGGAAAAGCTATATTACAAATAAGTCTTGAATTATTAAATACACTTGTAGTTGTTTCATCTGATTTACTTTCAGATGAAATCATTTTAACAATAAATTCTTCATTATTTTGTCCTTTACTTTCTTGATCTTTTTTAACTTCTTTTATAAGTTCTCGTTTATATTCAGAATACTGATATGGTTGCATTGCATGATTCATTAAAATTACTTTTTTATATGGGTATGCTTCTGGGTTACCCCCTTTAAAATAAGAAACATAGCCACTACACATTTTTTTAAAAAGTTCAATATTTTGCATTTGGTTACCATCTAAAAATACTTCATTAAAATCATCAGGGCCATCTGGAAATAATATTCTAGGTCTTAATAAATTAATTGTTAATCCAAATTCATATGGCTTATCATATATAGGAGTACCTGTTAATAAAACTACTTTAAAATTTTGATTACTATGATATTTTAATGCAAATAATAATTTACGATAACTTGTCCCAATAGCACTTACTAAATTTTGTATTTCGTCTATAATAAGAAGACCATTTGCTTGTTCCAAGTTTTTAATAAACTGATGTTGTGTAAAAATACCATTATTTATTGTTAAAAGTCTATTTAAAAAAGTATCATGACTTATTATTTCATAAACTTTATTTATTTTTTTCTTTTCTTCTTCTTTTCTAGTTCTAATTTGTAAACGTAAATCTGTAACTAAACTTTGAAGTCTTGTAACTTCAGATCCACTTCCATTATTTTCAATCAAAATATTTATTTGTTTTTTAAGTTCTTCAATGTCATTATAATTTTTAGAAATACTAGTTCTTAAAATTTTATTTAAATAAAATTGTCGATTACCATGTATAAGTATTTCACCTGTAGCTGATTTAATTATACCTGCGTCTATATTTCCTATAATTTCTGAATAATATTGTTCTATTAATGAACTTGGTACAACTATTAATACAAGCGTGTCGGTTCTTCCAGGAATAATACCACCAGCGGTATTTCTAAATTTAAATGCCTCTCCTACTATAATACTAGTTATAGTTTTACCAGATCCTAATCCATGATATACTAACATTCCATTATTTTTAACATGTGTATTAATAATACGAGCCGCTAATTTTTGTTGGGGTTTTAGTGAAAAATTATCAACATTGCATAAATTATCAAATGTTTTACTGGCATAATCAGGTTTAAATGAATAATCTACCATTGTTTCATTAATCCATTTATAATAATCTTTACTTTTGTAACTTTGATAATTATTAAAATTAAAATCAGGTTTATAAACAATACTTCCTTTAAAACATTTATCAATATTTATTGCATCATCTTCTATTACGTCTGAATAGTATTGATTATATTTACCACAATCCATTTAACTTTACCATCATTTTAATTTTACAATAATTTAAAATTTCCATCCAAACCTTATTCCATTATCGGTAACTTGTTGCTGATTTCTTATCTTGTTTACTAAATTTTTTAATTTTTCTGAATAATTTGAATTGATATCTCTTTGTTCTTGTAAAATTATAATTTGATTACCTTTATCAAGTTTAACTTCAGCTTTAACAGGTTTGACAGATGGTTTAACTTGTTTAACGGACTGTTTAACTCGTTTAACGGACGGTTTAACAGGTTTGACAGGTTTGACAGGTTTGACAGGTTTGACAGGTTTGACAGGTTTGCCTTTTTCTGGTTTACCTGGTTTAACTAGTTTTTTCTTTTCCATTTAATAAAAGTATTTAAATTTCTTTTTAATTTTAAACATAAAAAAATAAAGAATAAGTATATACACATTTATGAGTGATAAAATTAAATATTATGGAAGTAGAGCGGAAGTATACCATGGTAATGCACAATACACCAAGGGAGGGTTAGCTAAATCAGATCTTAAACTTGTAAAGGATAAATATGGCAATGAACGTTATAAAAGTAAGAAACAACAGGCTTCTGGGAAAAAAAAAGGCACATTTAGAGATAAATGGGCAAAGGCTATGAAAGCAGCTAGAAAAGAACTTACTAAAGAAGGAATGGATCTCACTGGATTTGTCCCTGTGGGTGGAAAAACTAAAGAAGGAAAGGCTCTTTTAAAAAGAACACGTGAACTTGTTTAAAATTAAGTTAATTCGTAAAATTATACAATTTATTAAATTGTATAATTTTATAAGTTAAATGTCTGAGTCTGAACTTATTAAACAGCTCGAACAACGTATTACTATTCTTGAAAATGGTAAACCAGCTAAAGTAAAGGCGGTTAGAGAAAAATCTGCTTATAATATTTTTGTAGCTGATCATATCGCAAAGGCAAAGAAAAAAGATCCAGATTCTAAAAAGAAACATACTGAATATTTTTCAGAAGCAGCTAAAGCGTGGTCGTCTTCTAAAAAGAAGTAGGTTTAAGCGCGAATCGACCACCTTTTCTAGGCTGAATTTTACGGTAAACAGCCTTTCCTAAACGAGCTGGTGCTACTCCTGGAACAAGCATAGTTGCACCATAAGCAACCTTATTGTTTTTACGCATATTGTCATCGGCACTGCTTAATTTTTTACCTCCTGTAGCAACTGTTTTTCCGGCCACTTTAGCTCCTTTAACTACTGCTTTTCCGGCCGCTTTAGCTCTACCAACAAACCATCTATATGCCATATAGGCCAGAACAGCAATAATTAGGTAAGGGAGTATCATTCTAATTAATCCTTGAATTGCCATTTGTAAATATATTGTATCTTAATATTTTATTTTTATAATTAATTTATTAAAATGGAATATCTTGTTTGTTTATCATAGTAGGCGAATTTTTCAGAAGCAGCTAAAGCATGGACATCATCTAAAAATAATTTTTGTATTAATTGTATCCATATGCATTGTATTCATTGTATTGACTAAAAGATGATTTACTGCCTTTCTTTGATTTACCGCCTTTCTTTAGTTTTGAACCTACTTTCTTTATTCCTCCTAAAATTGTTTTTCCGGCCTTTTTAAGCATATTTATAAAATACCTCCATGCTAAATACATTAAAACAGTAATGATAACATAAGGAAATATTGTCATAAATAATTCATTCTCAAATAGGTTAACCATTTATATAATTTATAAATATTTTAATTTAAACTTAAATTTATTCAGTTCTTTTCTTTTTTTTTAAATTTTCCAGCCAGTTTTTTAGCACCTTTTTTTGCTTTACCTAAGATTTCTTTTATCATTTTTATTATTTTTTGAAAAAGTTTTTTAAGAGTTGTTATAATAAATTTAAAAATAGTAAATACTGCAGCAATCATTACAATATACGGTAACAAAGGAGTGAGAACACTGAAAATAGTTTTAACTACAGTTACAGCAACAGCCATGTTATTATATAATAACTATAATATTTTAAATTTATTTACTTCGGAAATTATTATTCATTTAAATGATAACATAATTAAATGAATATACAGATAAAAAAATTTGACCCAACAAGTATAGATCCATGCCGTATTTGTGTTTTTATAGGACGTCGTGGAACTGGTAAAAGTCAATTAGTAACCGATATTCTTTACCACCAACGTAAAATACCTATGGGTGTTGTTATGAGTGGAACTGAAGAATCAAATGAACACTATAAAGAATTTGTACCTGATTCTTTTATTTATGGACAATATGAACCTCCTGTTATAGAAAAAATTATTACTCATCAACAAAGTGTTATTAAAAAATGTAAAACTGTAGAAGAAAAAGAAAATGTTAATAACTCAGTTTTTATGCTATTAGATGACTGTATGTTTGATAATAAATGGACCCGTGATAAAAATATGCGATGTATTTTTATGAATGGAAGACATTATCGTATATTTTTTATGTTAACATTGCAGTATTGTATGGATCTTCCGCCTAGTTTACGTGGACAGATTGATTATGTGTTTATACTTCGTGAAAATATTATTCAAAATAGAGAAAAACTTTACAAACATTTCTTTGGTATTTTTCCTTCTTTTGATTCTTTTAACGAAGTTCTTACACAATGTACTGAGAATTACGAATGTTTAGTATTAAACAATCGTAGTACTAGTAATAAAATTGAAGATGTAGTATTTTGGTATAAAGCAAAAGTAGGTAGAAAATTTAAAATGGGTAGTCCAAGTTTGTGGGAACACCATAAACGAAATTACAATAAAAATCACGATACACCTGCGGAGGAGCCAATTGATATTAAAAAGAAAGGAACTACACCTGCAGTTGTAGTTGTTAAAACAGATGCTTCTGGTAAACGTAAAAAGAAAAAGAAGGTTGTTTAAAACTTTTTAAAAGCTTTACCAATTGCTTTACCAGCCGATTTAATTCCTTTACCAACCGTTTTCGCAGCAACCGTAGCTCCTCTACCAACTGCTTTTCCGGCAACCGTAGCTCCTCTACCAACTGCTTTTCCGGCAACCGTAGCTCCTCTACCAACTGCTTTTCCGGCAA